TCTTTTACGGTGCGAAACGCGAATCGGGCTGGGGCGATTTGAACGCCCGACCTTTTGACCCCCAGTCAAACAAATCGTTTTGGGGGAAATCGGCGTAAGTGCTTTGACTGCGGGATTTACGGCGTTTGCTTAAAACGTTTACCCGTGACTCAAACGGCTAAAATGCCTGAGATGCCACCCGCGTAGCAGACTTTGTAGCGGACACGGGCGAACTTTTACGCCCATTTTGCGACTTTGACTTTGACACCGGGGCGGTGTGTCCGATACACAACATAGCCCGGGGCTGTTGCGAAGGTTTCAGTATGCACACGGTGCGTGCATGGATGTACGGCCCCGGGCTATCTTCAACGCCTACCACGGAGGGTTTGACCAATGGCTACAACAGTCGGCGCGGTGTGGAATAACACGACGCAACGGTACGAGGACGCAAACGACACGGGGGAAACTCTAGCGCCAGCTCAACGGCCCGAACTGATTATCAGTGCGGACAATTTCCGTTTGGTGCGTATCGGTGAGCTGATAACTCTCGAACAGAGCGACGGGGCCGACGCGATGGGCGAGTTGCAATGGTCGATGTTGCACGTTGAGGCGGGCTCACCCTTTGCGTCTGTGCTGGCCAGCTATGCCAAGTCGCTGACAGAGGGTGAGCAAATGGCCCGCGAAAACGACCGGTTGGCCGACCGGCTCATTACGTGCAAAAACGACAATAGCGCGATGGGGGAAGCCTTGACCGGCATCTATGAAAGCGTTGATAGTGTGCAACAGTGCATTAGTCGGACCGCAACTAGATGACCTCACACGCCGTGTTGTACGCTTCCAACTTGATTATCAGCGTCTTTGTCTTTTGCCTGTGTTGCGGGGCGGTGTGGGTGTTTGCAGAGTGGCGGCGATGACGGTACACTACACCCCCGGAAACGTATCAACGCCCGGGGGTGTGTGTACTGATGGTATTGAAACCCTGCCCAGAGTGCCAGCGGAAGGTGTCAACGTCTGCCACGTCTTGCCCACAGTGTGGGTACGCGTTTGCATCGGCACGCGTCAAGACTTCGGAAGACGGGGTGTTTACACGTAGCCGGGGATTGGGTGACCTAGTGCTATTTGGCGCGCTGGCAATTGCCGTTGTGCCTATTCTAATTATCGGCTTTTGCGTTTTGCGGGCGGTGTTGGGTGGGCGGTAAACGGCACCACACGGTTTAACCAATCGCGCCGCTTCTTACACCCGCCGCAACTCTTAAATCCGAGGTGGCGCGCGGCCCCCTCCACAACGTCACCGAGGCCGCGCGGCCCGCCCGTAAACACGGTCCCACATGCGCAACGGAGTGGGAACAATGGAACAGAGCGGAACTTTTTACAAGTTTTGCAGTAAATGACAGGGTGGTTTTGTGTCGTCGTCATACCAATGCCGTCACCGTGATCGTTACATCTGAATCGTTGCAAGTTTCCTCACCTGTACTATCGCCATCGGATCTTCCAAAAATGTATGGCAACTCAAGGCCAGAGATATTCAAACAATCAATACCGTGCTCATACCCCCACGGTTCCTCTGTCTCAAAATCATACCGCCACTGACTCAGGAAAGAGTGTGGATAGGTATACGAGCCCACGTTCTGAATTGTCATGTTTAGTAGGAAGTGTGTCGGAAGACCCCCGAAATGATGATACAAAACGAGTTGCAATTGCATTCTCCACACGGGCCGGTCAGCGTAATCATATTTCCAACATGCGCCGGCACCGATACTTGCGGACACGTCCTTACCGAGGACATCTAGGTAAGGCCAAACGAGGTTATGCCCCCAAAGCCAGGAACCGCAACTGGTGGCCGCTAGTATGTATGTACCGGCGTTTTCCTGACATTCGGCGTCGTTGCAATACTTATCAATTCCCCCCCCGGGGTCGTCACGTATGAAATCCACATGTTGCTGAGAATCTGCACTTACTACCACTTGATACTCAACAGGGGCTTCGCCATCAATACAGGTGGTGCACTCTTCGTCGATTATACCACCACCACCACCGGCCCCATCATCACAGCAACACGGATAACCACCCATTATGCCGGACACTCCACGTTGTACATTTCCCACACCCCATCCGTTGCGTTGAATTCAATGTAGGTGGGCGCGTCGTCGTCGGCTTCCCAATTCAAAACATTGTCTGCCGTGACGCTGGTTGTCTCAAACGCTATCCCGTCCAACGCAACTAGGTTGTCAATGTCGTTGTCGGCGTCAGACGTTAACAACGCGCCGACTTGTTGGCCACGGTACCGCGTCGCGCTCAATCGCTTAACGACCCAGATCGTACCGAAATTGTCCTGTATAGCGTGGAACAACTCACCGACCGCCATAGTCACCAAAAGCATACTGTATACGGGGTGCTCAACGATGGCGTCAGCGTCGCCAGCGGTCCAGTCTTCCACGTCACTGGTTGTCATGTTGCTCAGAAGTAGCTTTGCGTCACCGGTTCCGGGGGTAACGCTAGACAGGCCAGTGATAGCGGTGGTAACTTCCATGAGCCACATGGACGAAGAACGCGCCATGTGACCGCGTAAGGATTCGCCCGGTGCGCCACCCTCACGCGACTGACGTAGGATTCGTAACGCGTCCGCCTTATTGTCAAACCCGTAAACCACTAGCTAGTCCTCGAAAACCACCACGCGAACGTTGCACGCTGCCGTGTTTGCTTTTAGGTATAAAGTCAACCCGGGCTCACAACGGAAACTCGCCGGCTCGCCGGCCTCTAACCGGATGCCATAGACCCCGGTTGCAAACCCAACCTGTACAAAGTTGGCGGCGTCAAGGTTGCGAAGATAACACCACCCCTCGGTGGTCACGTCTCCAAATGCCGCCATGCTCTCTTCACTGGTGGCGATGTCTTGCACGCTGTCAAATGCCCCTACCCCCGTTTGGTCAAACGTTTGGGCAGACGGCGCGACTTTTACCGCGTGGTTGCCTTTCGTCAACGTTATTTTTTGTGTGACCGTGATTTCGTTGGCCATTTGTGAGTTATCCTAGGTTAGATTCAGCGTTGAAAAATCCGCCGTTTCGTGTTGGTTGTAAAACAATAAAACTGGATCGTCGTCGGCTCCCAAGGGGTCACCGCTCGCGTCTAGCAAACCCGTGGTTGGCTGTTGGGTAAAATCATCAATGAAACGGATTTTGACGTTGTCGGCGTCATAGTAGTACGTCCCATGCAAAAGGTAGCCGACCATCCAACCGTTACCCCCCTCCGGCCAAATCTTAAACACGTACGTAACATCCCACACCCAATCCCCGTGGATGTTTTGGCCGTTTTGGTAGTCAATATTTGTACAAAGTATGCACTTGGGCGCGTATGACTCACCGACGACAGTTTGAGCGGCAACGTTTACCTTGTTTTGGAAAGCCTTTTTTCTAGCTGCTGGAATCGTCGATTCGTAGCGTGAGTAGCTCAGCACCTCAACCGACACGGGGCGGACTGGTGTTGTCCTAAACTCTTCCCCGGTAGGTAAAGCAATTGCCGTCCCATCAACTAAATCCGAAGTAAACGGCAGCATGACGATTTCCGACGAACTACTTATACGCGGGGGGCGTTCCACCGGGGGTAAATCTACGTCACCCTCACCGCCCCCGGGGAATGGGAACGCAATTTTAGGGGTGCTGTTCCACTCGATTTGTATATCCCATACGCGTTTGGAATTCTTACGCTTCTTTGGCGTACGTTTTGCACATACTAAACGGTCATCTTCCGCGTGCCGGTCACCCAGTTTGGGTAAATCGGCCAACCCTTTAAAACTGCCCCATGTTGCGTTATCTGTGGTTGTCGTGACAATGTAGGTAGCGTTTGCCGTCAACGTTATACCGTCGCCGGTCAACGTTTCGTTTTGCCGTTCTGAACCCGGGGTTATGCCTTCTACGCTTGCCGTCATTTAACACCCTCAACCGCTGCAAGTTTTGTATCTAGTATCCGTTCAATGTTCTCCCAAATACCTACGCCCGCCTCAACCGCTGCTTTGATATCAATGTTGACGGCTTTCAAAGGCTCAAACATTTTAGCGCCTTGAATCTCTCGCGCTTTGTCGGAAGCGGCAACCCCTGAAAATAAACCGGGCGCCGTGCGGCCCATTGTTTTGGTTGTTAGTTCGTATTTCTTCAATAGATTTGCAGCGGGTTTGAAATTGGCGGCGCCCAACGCTTCGGCAAATTTCGTCGCCAAGGCCCCGGTTGCCTTTGCGATAGCACCCCCGGCCTTTACGCCGGCCCCAACCGCCGCCTCTTGAGTGACCGCCGCCATAGCGCCCTGTCGCGGGTCACGTAACTTTAAAGCAATCGCTAAATCCCGCTCTACTTTTTCGGCTTCCTTTACTCTGTTTTGTAGAAACGTCCGGCGTGATGGCAGGGACACAAAACGACCTGAGGGCATTAACTTCGACGCCTCCGCCAACCGGGCCCGCTGTTTGGCTAAGTTCTCTTGCGCATCTTTATAACGCCCCCGCTGTAGTGCGGACTCTGTTGGTTGTGTGTCCATTGCCAAGCGGGCATCGTCGGCGGCTCGCCGGCCTGATAGTTCGTCCATCAAATCAGCTAGGCCAGATGCAAACTCCCCCAACGTTGGAATAACGAGCCCTTTGAATTGGGCCGACATTCTGGTTGTGGCGTCCGTAAACTTTTCAAACGATCGCACAAGGTCACGACCGACAGTTATACCGAGGCGGTTGGCGTCTGCCTCCATGCGTTCGAGTCCATCGGACCCAAGCGCTAACGTGTTTTTGAGTGCCACGCCCTCACTGTCAAAGATTTTAAACGATAGGCGCACGCGGTCGGCTTCCCCCGGTATCCTACCCATTGCGTCAGCAATCAATTTAAACTGTTCATCGGGTGTTGCCCTTGCAAGTGCGGTAGCACTCAGCCCCAATTCTTTAATTGCTGACTGTGCCTCACCTGTACCCGCTGCCGCTTCCGATACGCGGCGAATCATACGCTGCAAACCCATGTTTAGGGTACGCACTTCGACGCCGGTAATTTTTCCCGCGTGTTGTAGGGCCGTCAGTTTTTCGGTTGCAATGCCTAGCTTGTCCGAGGTTTTGCCTAGTGCGTCCATTTCGGTGACGATGTTCCGAAAAACGCGAACGGCAGCGGTTAAAGTCAACGCCGTGGCGGCAAACTTTACCAACGACCGGGTTGACGCCGATACGGCAGAGCTTGAGCGGCCAACGCTTTTAGAAAACGCCTTCGTTTTCTTTTGCGCGCCAGTCATCCCCTTATCGAATTTGCCCGTTACCGCATTTAGGATTACGTCAAGTGTTGCAATAATTGCCATGTTTTTAAGCCTTCACCATACCGCCAAGGGCGGCCAACTCTTCGTTCAGTGTTTTAACTTCGGCCCCGTATTGAAACGCCGAAAAATCAACGTCATGCCCCATCGACCTACACACGGCAACGGCGTGGCGGTCCAACCTATCTAAACCCACTGACTCAAGTTGTGAAAGTGCGCGCAACTCGGTGTATTCTGTTGAACTGATACGCGTCATAAATTCGGTGCGTAGCATACCAAGCGAAAGCGCAACGCGCCATTGCCATAGCCGCTCAGGATGCCCGGTTAGTTTTTTACTGCGGCGGCTTCGTCTTCGGGCATGATGCCGTTGAGGCGTGCCGCCGTTTCAAATAGCCGGTCAACCATTGCCGCCCGTTCCGTGTTGAGCATATCAACCATCGGGGCCAGCTCGTCACCTCGAAACATGGGCGTGTTGTCTTCGTCGCAAAGACACCATGCCACGACATAAGCCCGATAGCCGACGCCGTCACTGCCCTCACGCTCAGACCCCCACGCAAGGTCGAGATTGTCACGTTGGTGCGCGTTCATATTGCACACGTACACCGTACCCCCCCAGGCCGGCACAGGTTCGGCTTTCAGTTTGGGGGCACTGTTGATTGCGTCGCGTATATCTTTGGCGGATAACATTGTTTCTCTATGCCCTCGTTACAACGCTTGTAAGTTTGACGGTCACGCTACGTTTGATAGAGTCTTTGGGCCCGATGGTTTGCGGCCCAATGTTGTTTACGTAGCCGGTGAACGTGTCAGATACAGCGGTCGTAAACGGGTACGTAATTACCCAGTTTTTTGACTCTTCCGCCAAGACCGAACGGTTTGCGTATGCGGTCTCAACAATTTCGTGGTTTGTATCATTGGGGTGCCACACTTGGTCAAACGTGAGGGTTCCACAATCCGTCACGTCGGCAGGTTTTGTTTCTTCAATGTCGCTATCGGTCGTAGTTACGTCGATGTCTTCGCAAGAGACCGGGGGCGGGGTCAAGTTGATAATTTCCCCTATGGTTGTGCTATCGTAGGAAAGCAAGATACCTTGCCCGATTTGTTTAGTTGCCACTTTCTGAACCTTTCGTTTGGTTTTACTTGGGCACTTGCTTGTGCCAAGCAATGTGCATAATTAGTTTTTTTAGTCTGCCCCTGTAATCTGCCAAGACGCTAGACTGTTTTGCTTTCGCTGTTTTTTTCATCATGTGCCGGCCTGAAACAGCCGTGCGTCCGCCCGCAGTCTTCCACCCCCACTCAATGAACTTTGCGTAAAACGCCTCACCCAACCCGGCATAATATCCCCGTTCCGTTGTCACCCGGGCCCCTACAGATTTTCGCGTTCTTCGTAGGGCTTTAACTTTAATACTTCGCCGGAGTTGCCCGGTGCGCCGTGGGGCGGCGGTTTTGGTTGCTGCCGCCAACGGTTTAAGGGCGGCCCGGCTGGCTTTGCGGATTGCCTTTTTTACGTTTGCCCCCTTCAGATAAGTTAGTTTCTTATTCAGTACCGCGTCACCCGTTAGCACGATTGCAACTTTGGCCATTATGCGACCCCGAGAATCTCAACGCGTAGCGCTTGAATGTATACGGCCTCGTCTTCGTCAACGCCGCGCGGTTGGTAGCTGTCGTCGTGATCTTCTACAAAGATACCTTGGCAAGTCGTAGCCCCAAACGTACCGTTAAAACCGTCCGCAATGACTTTCACCCGGTCGGCTATATCAACCGCTTCGTCTACATCGTCGCTAACAATTTCGATGTCATAGAACTGGCGAAAGGGTTTGATACCAACGGCCTGATCTAGTGTACGGTCGGTATCCCCATCCGTACCGGTGCGAAATACTATTGCCTGCGGGTACTCCCACTCCTGCAACGCTCGCATCTGGCCCACCTGTGTGCCGAGTGACGACGATAAAGACGAGTCATCCAAGAGAAACGCAATCAAGTTTTCGGT